CAGATAGTCAAGACAGTTTTGCTGTTGGAGGCATCGTTCAATCTGCTATTGGTGGTTATGCGCTAGGCAAGTCATCACAAGTTTACAGCCAGTATGGCTTGGCGCTTGGTAAATCAGCTTTGGTTACGGGGGCAACGGATGGAACTGCTGTTGGAGTATCTTCTGTGGCGGCGGCAAACTCAGCCGTAGCGCTTGCCAAATCGAGAGCATCAGGGACTGATAGTTTCGCAGCAGCCATAGTTAACAACACCTCAAGCTATGGGTCGCAGGGGGCCGACAGCATTTCGATTGGGCTTTTGTCAAAAGCTACAGCCCTTGGAGGTACGGCTATTGGCTATGGAGCCACTTCCACCCATGTGGCGGCAAGTGCTTTTGGTACTTCGGCTACTACGACAGCAACTAATCAGATTGCATTAGGCGGTAGCGGTGTTACAGCAAGAATATCTGGTGCTTATAACCTGCCCACCGCAGACGGCACAGCCAACCAAGTGCTTACAACCGCTGGTAATGGAACGACAAGCTGGGCTGCTGCTGGAGGTGGTGGTGACCCTGACCTTTATGCTGCTAATGAAAGCAGTCCATCAGCACAACCTTCTGCTACTGGTACGAATGCAATTGCTATTGGTGACAGTGCTGTAGCTAGTGGGCAAGAAAGCGTTGCCTTTTCAAAAAGTTTAGCTTCTGGACGACAAAGTTTTGCGGCGGCACTTAGTTCAAATAGTTCCAGCTATGGCGCACAAGGTTATCATTCAGTTGCGCTGGGTGAAAGAAGCAAAGCAACTGGTTATGCGTCGGTAGCATTGGGTTTTGGCACTGCAACAGCTAGTAGCTCCTTTGCATGTTCTACTTCTAACAGCGGTTATGCATCAGCCACTAATTCGTTTGCATTTGGATCTAACGCACAAGCCTCTGGCTACCCTTCAGTAGCGATGGGTTATCAGCCAGAAGCTAAAGCAGAAGCCGCTGTTTCGATGGGTTATAGAACAAAAATAACCAGCTCTGGCAATGGCTCTGCTGCGTTTGGCATTGATGCATATATTGCCACAGGTTCAAAAATGGTGCTTGGGGGTCGTCAGTTTAGTTCAAACGGAGACTGCCAAACTGGTACAACAGTTTTGAAAGGAGCTACTACTGACGCCACAGCTTTGCAGTTAGCATCTGGATACGCAGGTAGTTCCCCTGACATATCAAACCAAGTCGTCCTACCCAACAACAGCGCCTACAGCTTCTCGGGTACAATTATTGCCCGTGAAAGCGCAGCGGCTGGATCAGACTATGCCTCATGGGAAATCAAGGGTGCATTGCTGCGTGATGCTAACGCTGCATCGACTGTGTTGGGCAATGGCATTCAGAATAAATTATACGCTACATCAGGTGCATCAGCATGGGCAATTGCTTTGTCGGCAGACACTACAAATGGCGGCTTAAAGATTGAGGTTACTGGCGCAGCAAGCACAAATATTAGGTGGGTTGCCACGGTCAACACAAGCGAGGTTACATACGCATAATGGGTAAGATTGAATTAGATCACACAGGCTCAGGCAGCGGCATTACACTTAGCTCTGATGGCACAAGTTTACTTTTAGACGGTACAGCTATTGGTGGTGGCGGTGGTGGTGACCCTGACCTTTACAGAGACAATGCTTCAAGTGCTGTAACGCCAACGGCGAGTGGTACAAATGCGGTAGCCCTTGGTTCAGGGGCGGTAGCTAGTGGCGCTTTGAGTTTTGCATTTGGCTCAAGCGGCTCAAATGCTGCAATCGCCAGCGGTTCACAATCGATTAGTATGGGTTCATATTCCAGAGCCTATGGTTCATCGTCGATAGGTGTAGGTTATGCAGCAGAAGCAAGTAGTGGGGCAAGCGGTGGAGTAGCACTTGGTCAAAATGCTCGTTCAGCAGGAAACAGAGCTGTTGCCCTTGCAAATTCCAGAGCATCAGGGGCTGAGAGTTTCGCAGCAGCCATTGCAACCAATAGCAGCAGCTACGGCGCTACTAGTTCTGGAGCCGTTGCCATAGGGAATTATGCAAAAGCAAGTGATTCTAGCAGTGGTGCATTTGGTTTTGGGGCAAATGCCACTGATTGGGGAGCTTATGCCCTTGGCGCTCAAACATTTGCTACTGGAGATTCTTCTGTTTCTCTTGGTCGTAACTCTTTAGCTTCTGCAACGTATTCAATCTGTATTGGAAACGCTGGTCAGAACAATATCCAGTCATCTATTAAGTTTTCTGGCAGTCAGCATGCTAATCAGGGTGATGCTCAGATTGGCTTATATCCATTGATGGCTGATACAACTGATGCCACTGCCACTGCAATGGTTACAAATCACCAAATCACACCGGCTGCGGGTACTGCTAATCAAATCGTTCTACCCAACAACAGTGCTTACGCTTTTCATGGTACTATTGTAGCTCGTCAAAAAGCAGGTGATGGCACAGCTTGTGCCGCATGGAAAATCGAGGGTTTAATACGTAGAGAAGCTAATGCTGGCACAACAGTTTTGGTCAACTCAGCAACCACTGTTCTAGACAATACACCTAACTGGGGCATGGCACTATCAGCTGACACAACTAACGGTGGCTTAAAAGTACAAGTTACTGGTGCAGCATCAACCAATATCAGATGGACTACTAGCATTACCACATCTGAACTAACTTACGCCTAAAAGGAGATACCAAATGGCTATTCAACACAACATCGAACAAGGTGCCTCTCAGTACGGCATTGCATTTAACAACGCATACTACCGCATCGTGACAGCGGCTGTGTCACGTCAACGTGGAACTGATCCAAAGTTTATGGTGATGATTGATCTAAGTGCTTATGCCACAAGCAGCCCCACAGATGACACTCGTGAGGTGGCGTTCTTACGATTCAACGCAAACCTAACAGATATCGAAGCAGCATCTGGCTCTACATTCTTAGACAAGTGCTATGCTTGGGTAATGGCTCAAGACGATATGAACGGATCAACGGCGGTATAAACTATGAGCTTAACGATCAATCATCAGACGAATGACATCTCGGCTACCAGTGGCTACGTTGCCATTGGTGGCTACAAGATTGCTGTAGTAGCATCGTTACCCGCCTCTCCAGACAGCAACACGATTTACTTTGTGACAGGATAAACAATGGTGCAGACAGCATACCTTGGCTCTACCGCCTTCAGTAATATAGCTGTCGGAAGCACAACTGTATCTGCCGTCTACGTTGGCAGCACCAAGATATGGGAAGCTGGGTCTAGCTGGACTGATCCTGATCTAGCTAACGCAAGCTATGATAATGTGTCCGTAAACCAAGAAGCTGGCAGTGAAATGACAAGCACCGCAACTATATTTAGGTTTAAGTCTGATGGGACACGTTGTTGGATTGGGGATGTAGGCAGTGATAGCATACATCAATATGATTTAAGCACTGCATGGGATTTAAGCACATCTAGTTACGACACAAGTTTTTCTGTTGCGGCTCAAGAAACGCAGCCAAGAGACATTGCGTTCAGCAACGATGGTACACGCATGTTTATGCTTGGTTCAGGAGTTGAAGCTATATTTCAGTACAGCTTATCTACGGCTTTTGACGTGGGTACAGCAAGCTATGATAACTCATCGTTTTCCTCATGGCCTTCTTCGTCAGAAGAACCCACGTCTATCCGCTTTAACGACGATGGTACAAAGGTTTACGTTGCAGATTATAACGTCGATGTTGTATGGCAGTTTAGCTTGTCAACGGCTTATACCCTTTCTGGCATTTCTTACGACAACAAATCAATCACAAGTTTAAATACTTATGGTGGCCAAGTAAGCGGCCTTTATTTTACGCCTACTGGGGATAAGTTGTATATTAGCTTTACTGAAGCGTCTGGCAGTAGTGTTGGGGGTGTCTTTCAATTTAATCTGTCTACCGCCTTTGATATCTCTACCGCCTCCTATGCTAATATATCGTTTGGTCTAAATGAGGATTGTACCGCAGGTCTTGAGTTTAAGTCTGACGGCTCCAAAGCATACAATGCTTATTACCCGAATGGCAGCGGTGCCACTTATCAGTATTCAACGTAGGAGTAACACATGCTAGGTTTCAGCCCACTAGCGTCTGCCCCCTTAGCGGATACTGGGGCTGTTGCAGGAGTAACTTTACAGGGTAGCTCTTCTTTAGTTGCGTCGAGCACCCTTTCTTCTGTAGGTACAATAAAAACTTTTGGATCTGCAAGTCTAGCTTCAACAAGTAGTAAACTATCTGTAGCCTTTAAAAAACTACACGGTAATTCAAACTTAGTTGCTTCAAGCACTATATCTTTTGATCCATTAGTAAAAAGAAATGCATCAGCTAATTTAATTAGTTCGAGCAGTTTACAAGCAGAAGCAGTTCATAAAAAACTTGCTAGTAGTTCTTTAACTGCTTCATCTACTTTAAGTTCTTCTGCTAGTAGAACTATTACTGTTAGTTTTACAGGGGTAAGTTCAACTAGCTTACTGTCATCAGCCACTGTTCAAGTTTTTGGCAGTGAGATGTACATTAAGCAAAACGGTACATGGGTTCTTGTTCAGGCAGCTTATGCAAACGATAATAGTTCTTGGGTCGAACCTCTTGCTATTTACTACAAGGACGGTTCTAACTGGAGACGAGTTCTGTAATGTCAACACTTATTGATATTCGTACAGCGGCTGAAAGTGATTTAGTTACATTTATTAAACTTGTAGCACCTGAACAAGTCTTAGGTCAGTGTCACGAGGATGTCTGTAACTGGTGGACAAGACCTGATTATAAAAGTCATCAGCTTCTTTTGTTTCCCCGTGACCACGGAAAATCAAGATTAATTGCGTTTCGTGTCGCTTGGGAGTTGACAAAGAACCCAACATTGCGTATACTATACATATCGGCTACAGCCAATTTAGCTGAGAAACAATTAGGATTTGTCAAGGGTATTCTAACATCTGAGATTTATCGACGCTACTGGCCTGAGCATGTTAATGCTGATGAAGGTAAACGGATTAGATGGACTAACTCAGAAATTTCTTTAGACCACCCTGCACGTAAGAAAGAGAATGTTCGTGACCCTTCTGTATTTACTGGTGGCCTCACTACTTCCCTTACTGGAATGCACTGCGACATTGCGGTATTGGATGATGTGGTTGTTTATGAGAATGCCTACACAGGAGAGGGTCGCAATAAGGTAAAAAGCCAGTACTCTCTGTTGTCATCTATTGAAGGTGCTGAAGCTCGTGAGTGGGTAGTGGGTACAAGGTATCACCCAGCAGATCTCTACAATGATCTACTTCAGATGACAGAGGATCTGTATACTGATCAGGGTGAAAAGACAGGCGAAGAAAATATCTATGAGGTATTTGAGCAACCAGTAGAAGCAAGAGGGGATGGAACAGGGGAGTTCCTTTGGCCTCGTAGCCAACGTAAAGACGGTAAGTGGTTTGGCTTTGACATGAAGATCCTTTCTAAGAAGAGAGGTCAGTACTTAGACAAAGGGCAGTTTAGAGCACAGTATTACAAC